GTCTACACAGCGTGAGGCTATCGCACGAATTGAAGAACAATTAGAAGATGTGATAGAGCACGTTCGGAGAATAGAAAAGAATACTGCAATTACTAACGGAAGGATTAGCAGTTTGGAAAGATGGAGAGCTGGTATTGTAGGAGGGGGAACCCTACTTACAGCATTGGCCGGTAGTAGTGCCATATGGGTACTGATAGGAGTGTAGTCAATGCCGATGCTTGATGGCAAAAAGTTTGCGTATACAAAGGCTGGAAAGGCTAAGTATCTGAAAGCTAGGAAACGGAAAGATCGGAAGAAGACTATGAGAAAGAGTACAAAACGTGGAGGATACTAAAGATAAGAAACCCCGTGGATGGTACGGACAGCGTGTAAAAGAACTGGACGTAGAATTCAGAAAAATTAGAGAAGATCTAGAGCAATTGTTGCGAAACTCCCCTGAAATAGAAGGCTTGCTCAATCATCCTATCATCCGCGAGTATGAACATTGGGAACAAAGAATACGACGGATAGAACAATCGCAACAGTCGTTAGTACATACACAACAGCAATTGGATTCATTAGTAAGACGCGCTGAAATTGCTGCAAGATCCTTAGAGAAGAGTCAGGGGAGAGGAGCGCGTTAATGAGTAGACACCATTCCCTTGCGGATTTGAGGTCGGATATTACTACTGAGTTGAGAAACCCTACTACGGCATCTCGGTATACCGATGCAGAAATAGACCTTGCTATACGCAGGGCAACTAACTATCTATCTGAGTACTTCTGGTACGAAGACAAAGATACAACTAAAAGCTTTACAACTGGTACATTTCAGTACACATACAACGACCCTGTAAAAGATATATACCGTGTAGACTTTGTGGATTCAGCTACGAGTCCACCCCAAATTGCGTCTGACTGGTATGAGGAAAAGAATATAGCAGGGACAGACCTATACTTCCTAGAGAGTCATACGGCGAGCGCCACTATACACGTATGGTATGAGCGTCACCCTACTCCGTTCCCCTCTGACTTGACGATGAATGCAACTATTAATGATTCAGTGACCTCTATTCCTATTTCGTCTAGTACTAATACTATTGATTGGCCCGCTACAGGGTACTTAAAAATTGATAATGAGGTAATGTCGTATAGTGCTATTACCCGTACTGCTTCTCCTGAAACATTGACAGTAGCTAGAGCAAAAATGGATACTGCTGCTGCCGCACATGGTACATCGTCTCTTCTTTCTTTCGTTAACATAGTTGAGAAAGAGATATTCTTTGATGGTGTCCGGGATATTGCCATTGCCTATCTAAACCGTATGCGTATTGTTGATGCGCCTTCTTCTGATATAGGTGGAAACATTACAGTCATGCGAGAGATTATGGATTCTCTACGACCGTGGATACGTGAGCATCGTATGAGATCTAAGCGACCTGCCAAGCCAATGAGGAATAGAGCTAGACCTATGCGTTACAGGAAGAGAGGCGTAAGGGGGTAGTGAATGGCTATATTTGGTGAATTTAAATATGGAGAAGAAACCTACTCACCTCCCATAGGAACACGAGATGAGGCTGGAGTTACCCATAACATAGTTATGGACAATGTTGGTCTTATGACCGCTGGTGTACCATCTCGTTCTGATATTACTACTGCCATCCCACGTATCTCTATTGGTTCTGAACAGCGACAACACACAGACTTCTCTGAGCGAGATACATTTGGACAGAAGACATACCATCATGGATTTGGAGAGTTAAACTTCTCTGACCGTGCAAAGTTTTTTAAATCAGAAGGTGTATGGACATTAGTACCAGACCAAGTAACTCTCGCACCTTATTGGAACTCACATCCTTTTAGTGCTAACGCTGATGGAAGTAGTTCATATACAGACGTAAATGGAGTTATTCGTGCTCAGGCTGAGTTTGGTGCCAATACATACATATTAGTTGAAGGTGACTCTGGTTCTTATAATAAACTGTTTTATTGGAATGATACCCATGATAAGTGGATTCAATCTGCAGCTACAGCAGGAATGAGTACGTCAGGTTCAGCTAGCCCAAGAGACTTACAGGCATTTGGAACTGGTGCTAATACTAATCTGTATATTGCACAAGGTGAAGCGGTTAATATGAGACGATTTAACTCAGATTTAGCTACACACGCAGATAATGGTGTACCTGCTAAATTTTTAGAATCCTTTGCTGGAAAATTATGGAGAGCAGATAACCTAAACGAAATTTATTACTCCTCAGATCCTCATAGTGATGGTAGTGCTACATGGACAGCACCTACAGGGATGAATGATGGTACTGTAGGGGATTCAACCTATGTTATTAGAGGAATGTGTGTTCATGATAGATCATTATGGATAGGTAAAGACGATGGTATATATCGAATCTATAATTCATCTACTTCTGCTACGGAGATTTGGACATGTGAAAAGGTAATTGATTTATCTCATGTTATTAGTGAATTTAATGGGCAAGCTATGATGAGTTTTGGTGGGAATTTATACTTTACTGTAGATCGTGGTTTAGGTAAATATGATGGTGCTACAATACAATACATGGGACCAGATAAAGGCTCCAATGCAACAGAGAACACTATGCAATTACAATCTGTATATGATACAGCATTACCACAAGATATAAATGCAGAAGCAGCTTCACTCAACTCTGGTGCAGTAGGTACTATTCGTTCTATGACACACGATGGCACAAACATCTATGTTGCAGTTGATTCTGGTGGCGATGCCACAGGAGGTTCTGGTCTTGAATCTCGTGTAATGGCTTTTGGAAGTTCTGGTTGGCACCAAATATACTCTACTAATGAGTGGTACAGTGCTAACCATGGGCCGGGAGATTACCGTACACAATTTGTTGGCTTTATTCCTAGGAAGGGGAACGCAGGATGGGAAAACTATCCACGCATTATTATAGGAAACGAGGCTGTAACGAATGCTGCGGAAGATGGGGTAGAAAAAGAAGATAGGATACTAATGGCATATCTGCCTAGATGGGGACAAAATCTATTAGATGATCTCGTATCTGGTCAAGATTACGCATTAGCTTTTCAGCCTTCTGGTTACCTAATCACTTCATGGTTCGATGGAGGTCTACCTGATGTTGAAAAAACTTTCTTTGATGTCGTTGTTGCGGCACAAAATATTGGATTAGGTACTACAAATAACCATATAAAAGTTGAATATCAAGTAGATGATATAGATGTTTGGAATGAACTACATCAACAATCAGATATAACAGCAGCCAATCCTGACCTAATTATTTCTAGCCCACTACAAAAACTTACCTTTCCTGATAATGGTAATCTAGACAAATCTATCTATGCTAAGAAAATTAGATTAAAGTTTACGTTAACTCGTGCAACAACTGGAGGTACTGCTTACTACACTACACCAGTACTTAAATCATGGGCGTATCATTTTGTTGTACGTCCTGAGTCTCGGTATGGTTGGAACGTAACAGTTAAATGTTATGATAATCTTATTGACCTACAGCGTAGGCAAGAATCTAAAAGTGCAGCTGAATTAAGACAGTATCTGTATTCACTTCGTGACCAGAAGATACCTATTATCTTCCACGATGGTACTGAACTACACCAAATTAAAAATAAAGTAACTAATCCATCTATGGAATATTTAACTGGTGTAGAAGGAACTCCTCCTACTGGGTACTCCGCAATTAGTTCAACCTTATCAACAACATCTATCTATAGAGCACACGGCTTTAGGTCAATGAAAGTAGTGCCTGATGCTGCAACTGGAGATGCAGGTGTGTCTATTGGAACATTTGATTTAGACCTAAGTGATAACGTGTTTGCAGCTGCGAATATCTATGTACCAAATGGAACGGATAACGTGTATCTACAAGTAATAAAGACTTCAGATAGTTCTATACTCGCAGAAAAAGAGTTTACTCCAATGACTGCATCCGGTGATTTTGGAGATATATACTTAGCGAACCACACTCGATGGGTACGTGGTTATGTTTTCTATGAAGGAGTAACCTCCGCAGCTAACTACACCTTTAGAATTCTTCGTAAGTCTGCTGACGCAGATACAGTTGCACCCTTCTATGTTGACACTGTAGAGTTCTCTAACAATGGTCCTAACAATCTAAAGATTCCAAACTATGACTATGTCGATGGAGACCAGCTACGATGTAGATGGTTGGGTACACCACATAACTCTGAAAGTGTTCGTCAATCTGGTTATCAGGTCTATATCACTGGTATGACTGAATCATTGCGATACCCAGAGGTCAAGGAGAGTACTACAACCTTCGATAGTGAGATAACATTGAGTCTTCGTGAGGTTTCCTAATGGGTTTGGGTCCATTAAAGGGTATTAAACCATTAAGAGGGAAGCGGCAAGCTTCTCAGCTACCTAAGTTTCCTAGAACTTATATTAAAAGTAATACAGAGACAGTTCTTAGAGACCGTCGTAGACCTAAACCTGTATTTGGACCAGAGGAGTTAGAAGGAAGAGCATCACAGGGTTTTTATGCTACATTACCTGAGCGAATTATGTATAAAAAGCTTAGTCAAATGATGCAAGGCTCCCATAATTTTATCTTCCAGAGAACAGAAGGTGGTGGGCGTAACTATATCGGTGGTTTTGTTCTTGACTTTCTAATAACGGATAAGCTGCCATACTTAGTAATTGAAATACTGGGTGATTATTGGCATCAGGCTTACGAGAAGGCCGCTGACCTAGAGCGTGAGATGGCTGTTAGACGTGAAGGGTACTTGTACTATGAAATTTGGGAAAGCGAAATATACATTAGTGATGAGTTTCTAGAAAACAAATTAAATGTTATACTAGAAGGTAGAATATAGCTAGGAGGCTATCATGACATACAATCAATACAAGGGTTCAAAAGGCTGGATGCCTGACATCGACCACATAGGCACTACTATGTACGGTTACACCGATGTTCCCCCCGAAACCATGAAACCTATAGCAGTTATTAACCACATCATGCAGGGGTATGCAAGAACTATGATTGATTGGGCTACGAATAATAGCGTACAGAAATCAGCGCACTTCATTATTGACAGGGAAGGAAACATTACTCAGACAGTGAGTATATACTCTCCTGCTTGGCATGCTGGTCGTACTGCTAAAGAATCGTGGAAGTCATTTCCCGGTGGTAACCCGAATAAGTATACTGTGGGTATAGAGCATGAAGGATTCAGTGTAGATCCCGGCTACGGTTATGATTATATTTATGATGGTAGTTGGCCTGAAGCTATGATGGATGCATCAGCTAAGGTACATAAGTGGATACTGGGGGAACTAGGCTTAGAGGCTAATGACCAGACAGTTATCGGACACTTTGAAACGGATGCTGTTAGTCGTGCTAATGATCCCGGTCCTCAATGGAGTAGAGAAGATTTACTTAGTAGGATTAACGGGGGTGGGGGTTCAAGTAGCTCTCAACCATCTGTAAGTTCCGATGAACTTGCCAGTATAAAAGAACGACTAGACATACTAGAAGAATGGGTCCAGTCACATAGGGCCTTTTAATCGTCCTTGATTGCGCCGAGAGTAATCTTGTTATCTTTTTCAATATATGCATCATAGTATGACCCTCTCCAGTCTACTGGTACCTTGTCATTGTCAGATAGTCTAACAAAAAGATCCATACACTCTTCGGAACAGATGCTAGTGTAGAACTCTGATTCATCTCTGGAGATACGGATTGAACCGTCAACCGGCTCTATACCACAAAAGGTACATGGTCCTTCAACAATATCAAGATACTCAACTTTTAGCATCCAGCTCCTTGAAATTATTTTTTATCTATGGTATAATTATATCATGAAACTCGTGACTTTGAAAGCTGACAGTGATGTTCAGCTGTTCCCAATAGGGGACGTACAGTATGGGCCACCCGCTTGTGATATCAATGGATTCCAACGATGGATAGATTATGCAATGTCGCATAAGAATCCAAAGTTTATAGGTACTGGGGATTACATTGACTTGGGCAGTCCATCAAATAGAAACAGTATCGTTGCTGAAGTAAAGAGGGGGAACCTTTACGACACTATTCAACAAGCGTTGGATATGAAGTCAACGGAGTTCCTCAATACAGTTAAGGACATTCTGAAACCCACACAAGGAAAATGGTTAGGTCTTGTTGAGGGTCATCACTATTGGGAGTACGAAGATGGTACGACTACAGATGAGGAATTGGCTAACTATCTAGGATGTGAATTCCTAGGTACTTCAGGTATTGTTACCATGAAATTCCCACGCATTAAGAACGCAACCCCATCATGCTCTATATGGTTACACCACGGTAGAGGTGGAGGTTCGTCTATTGCCGGGCCAATTACTCAGTTGGAAAAGATGCTACATTCTTTTGACGCAGACATATATCTCATAGGTCACCACCATAAGAAGATAGCGACGAAGGTACAAAAGCTGTATGCAAGTAGTGCAAAGAGGCTGGCACACAAGGATGTTATCCTAGCGTGTACAGGAAGTTGGTTGAAGGGATACATGGAAAATTCTTCCACATATGTTGAGAAGGGTATGATGTCCCCCGCCGCATTAGGCGGAATTAAAATAGATATCAAGACGGAAGATGCGTCTGTTGATATGGATATAGTACTGTAGGAGGTACAAATGTTTGAGAAAGAAAAATTGCAGGATTTAGGAGAACGCTGTGTGATGACATTTGCTCAGGCTTTTCTAGGTATCGTTGCTGCTGGCCCTATGGTTGGTATGGATGTTGAGCCTATGAAAGCAGGGGCAGCTGCAGGTGTTGCAGCCGTACTGTCAGTTGTAAAGACTTACGTAGCACAGCACTCAGGTGACAAGTCAGGAAACCTATTAAAGTAGCATGAACCAACTTGAGATATCACCTGACGAATTGATACTAGCTTATGGTGAGCTAGGCATACAGTGTCGTATCTTAGAGCAGACGATTAAACAAAAAGATGAGAAGATTGCACAGCTAGAAAAGCAGCTGGAATTCTATGATGATAAGTTATGGAATGAGTCAGCGCCGGAAAACAATCTGGCCTAGCTACCAAATCAAATCATCAATAAGTTGTCTGAATTTAACTAGATGTTCCATTGTATTAGGTATTTCGTCACGAGACCTTGCTAGATAAGCAGGGTGATATAGGGGCATAATATATGTTGGATGTGTGGAGTCCCACCACCCCCGACGTATATGCCCTTGTATTTTTCCTATTCCGCCCTTGTTTGGAAAGTCAATAAACTTGTTGGTAGAGAACCTACCGAAAGTAATCACACCCTTTGGTTTAATAAGTTTTAATTGTTGATCGAGCCATGGTGCACATGCATCTATCTCGTGCTGCTTGGGGTCAGGGTTGCCATCACCTACCCAACACTTCACCATGTTTGTTATATATGTATCTGCTCTGGAGTATCCTGCATCTTGCAGTATCTTTGTAAGGAGTTGCCCCGAATAACCAATGAACGGTTTACCTGTGCGGTTCTCTTGATCACCGGGAGCTTCTCCTATAATTACTATATCAGCGTTTACAGGGCCTTCACCTGCTACGCCAAATGTCCTATTGTTGTGTAATCCACACTGGCGACAGGCTCTAATCCTATTCTCTATATCAGATAAATGGGTGGTTGATTGGTCTCCTACGCTCATACAATGCCTTTCTATTCATCAGCTTGGCCCATGTGCCAAACGTCATTTCTTTTGGTTTCCCCGCCAAAAGTTTTTCATAATCTTTTACTAACATTAGATATGGATCACCCCCTATATTTCACAAGCATCTCCATCACAGTATAGGTCCGCTTGCTTATCGCCATCACCAATAGCTGATAGTACCAATGGTTGTAGGTTTTGTTTCTTAGCGTTGTACTCCTCTTCGGTAATACTCTCGTATGGAGCCTGTTGGTATGCACCAGTAGGACTAAGGGGTAGGAACGCTATATCCTTTACCTTATCCTTACTCCAGTTAATCATCTCTGTTAGTTGTTCAGGTCCGTATTCTTCTTTGTCGAACTTAACAGTAGCACTCACTGCATTGTCTGCCCAGAATCTAGCTACGTCAGCTATCAACTCTAGGTGTTCCATAGGTTCTACATCTGCTTCAGAGCGTACACCTACACCTGCATCTACAGGGAATTCTACTATTACGGAGTTATCAGGGTCAATCACAGCAGGTTCTACGTGGTATCCTGCAGCCTGTAGTGGCTCTACAAGGGGGCTATTGTCAGCTAATGTGACACGTCTGATATGGAATCGTCCCTCTACATTGTAGTGAATACCGGGAGTTACACCGGCTACGAGAGATACCGTACCACTCGGCTTAACAGATGTCCTGCGTATACTCGTAGGTACATCAAACCACTGGGAATAGATTCGATCATAGTCACCACTCCAATGATATCCATGGTCCATCCAATCCTTAAGTACTTCGTTACCATGCTTACCTACGAACTGTGTGATACCAGTAAGGGACAAACCAATACGTCTGTTGTTTGCCATAATCTCTCTGGATGTTCCATCCTCTATGTTAGAGGAGGCGAGAGTGACAGTCTTACCATATAAGTAAGCGAACTTGATAACTCTTCTGAACTCTTCCTTGCTTTTGATATGCGGCAAGTAGATTTCAACAAGCGTACACATTTCTTTGTGTCCTAAAGGCTGTTCACCACATGGGTTAAAGCCTAGTGCATGTTCATCCGTTGTATCTATTATACCATTCATTCGTCCATAGTTATGTACGTTATCTAACCAAGCAAATCCCGGCTCACCATTGTGCCATGTGCGTTCA